TTTTAAAAAAAGAGACAGCCGACTACAGTGCAATTACAACATGGGGAGTCTTTAGGCAAAATGAAGACAGTCCACCTAATTTAATATTACTTGATGCGGTTAAAGAACGATTAGAATTTCCTGAATTAAGAAAGAAAGCCCTAGAGCAATATAAATACTGGAATCCTGAAACAGTTATTATTGAGTCTAAGGCATCAGGTTTACCTTTAACATATGAGTTGCGAAAAATGGGTATTCCTGTTATAAATTACACACCTAGCAAAGGTAACGACAAACATGCTAGAGTTAACGCCGTTTCTCCGATCTTTGAATCGGGACAAGTTTGGGCGCCGGATTTTAAATTCGCAGAAGAGGTGATTGAAGAGTGTGCATCATTTCCGTATGGAGATAATGACGATTTGGTGGACAGTACAACACAAGCGGTAATGCGCTTTCGACAAGGTGGATTTATATCTCACCCTGAAGATGAAAAAGAAGATAGCATTCCGTCAACAGTAAGAGAATATTATTAATGAGCCCAGAAAATTTAACAAACGTATATAACAACAACCCAACTTTACAAAGTCAATATAGTTTACAACAATATTTAAATTTGTTTGGACAAGGTGGTACAACTCAACCAGATCCTGATCCAGATCCAGATCCAACACCGGATCCAGATCCAACAACACCACCTATTCAAAACGCTGGTGGTGGCGGTGGAGGCGGAATACAAGGTTTACAATTAACTTATACGCCTGGTGCAACAAACGCTCCTACATTTAATCCTAATATAAATCCTGCAGCATTTTTAACGGGCAAAGGCAGATTAGATCCTATGGGTAGTGATGTTGATTATTTTAATTCTTTACCAGCAAACCAAAAATTTAATTTTGGTTTTAAAGATAGTAATATACCTGGACAAAAAGGATACGAAGCACCAAGCAAATATTTTGAAGAACCAAATTTTTTACAAAAAGGAATTACAAGTGTTAAAGATTTTTTTGGTAAATTTAATTCTGGACCAAAAGTTAGAGGTACTTTAGGAGACAGACGACAAGCAGCATATGATGCTGGACAAAAACTTCCAAGTATTTTTTCTGCAATTGCTAGAATGCAAAGTCCATTTAATCCTTCTTCTAGAAATTACAATCCAAATATGGCAAGTCAGTTAAATTATTTAGAAGGAATGGATGGAACAAAAATTAGTGGAACATATAAAGATCCATTTAATAAATCATTAGGCTTTACTGATAATCTTACAGGTCAATCAATGATTGGTAGAGATTCACAATCTGGTCTTATGAAATATGGACCAGGCACAGTACTAGAAGGTAAAAATGTATTTTCAGGTTTTGGTTCTAATGATTACGAAACAGCATTAGAAAAGTATCTTGAAAAGATGATGGGTTATAAAACAAAAACAGCTTTTCAACAAAGAAAAATAGATAGAGCAAACAAAGAACTTAAAGACTATCGAGAACAACAAAAAATAAAAGATCAAGAAAAGAAAGAACAAAACGAAAGAGAACAAAGAACAAGAGAAGCTAACACTGCAGCTAGAGCAAGAGCAGCCAATCCAGACGTATATGCCAGTGCCGATAGGCAAGGTTTTACAAATCCTGGAGGTGGTTTTAAATCAGCAGGCACTAATGAAAATTTTTCTAATAAATCAGGTAAAGGAAGAACTGGTTATAGATACGGTGGAAGAGCAAGTTATTTCGACGGCGGTATTGCAAGTTTTAAAAATGGGGGTAGAACAGGATATTTTAAAGGTGCGTTAGCAGATACAAAAAAAGGTAAATCAATGTCACCAGGCACAACGGCTTCTGGAAATTTTAGAGGCGGAAACGGCGGAGGCGGAAATAATAATCCACCACCTAAAGATAATACACCACCACCTAAAAAACCTAAACCTAAAGTTAAAAAAAATATTTCAACAGGTTCATTTTTTCCTTCATTTAACTTTCTAAAAAAATTTAAAGCTCATGATGAGTATACAGATCAATTAAAAGCTAGTAAAAAACCAAACTATCATGAATTAGGTGGATTAGATTTTATGGCAAGATTTCCTAATTTAAATCCAGATATTGCAAAAGGTTTAGCTACTGGATATCAAAATGTATTTGAAGTGGGAAGAGCTATAGCAGATGGTCCTGGAGGAATGACTGTTGGCAATGCTTTAAATAAAGCAAAAGAAGAATCTAGATTAAATGCTGTTGGAATAGATGCTTATGCAAATCCAGATAGTTCTTTATATCAAAATTATTTTAATCAAGATCCTTTAACAGGAGCAGTTCCATTTAATAATCAAAGTATGGCAACAGGCGGAAGAGTAAATTATTTTAATGGTGGTATTGTTAGTTTACGGAGAAGATAATGGCAGAAACGCTATTCACGGACATTATAGAAAATTTAGGTAAGACAAAAATTAACATAACAGGGTCTGGTGGTAAATCAGGCAAAGAACAAATTCAAAATGCACCTTCAGGCATAACTTCCAACAAAGAAACAATTAATATTGCGGGTAGTGCAGAAATTCCTATTACAAACAACGTAGATTTTTTATTAGATGGTCAATACAATAAATTTAGAGATAAAATTGAACAAGGTGATAATGAACTTTTTTTACAAGACGCACCAAGCAATATAGATAGAAAAGTTGGCATAGGTTTCAATAAAGGTGGTGAAGGTTTTAGTGGTTATGGTAAATACGGCATTGACAGCGGAGAACCAGAACTATTTGTTAAATATAAAAAAACATTCGCGGACGGCGGACGTATAAATTTTGACAGCGGTGGTAGTCCACTTCAACAATTACGACAGTCTTTAGTTGATGATCTTATGTATAAATTTCCTAGTATGAAAGAGGAAGATATGCAAATGGTAGTAAGAGATATAAATTTAGATATGAGTCCTGAAGAAGCACAAGCATCTATGTCTTCAAACTTTACAAAAATATTTGGAAGTTTATTTTCAACAGGTGGACGAGTTGGTTACGCTACAGCAGGAGTAGTTGATCCAGATAACAATATTAAAAAAGGTCAAGATCTTGGTGCAGGAATTAAACAAAAAGCAACTAGATATAAAACAAAAAATGGTATTTTAAAAAATTATTTTACTTATACTGTTACGGTTGGTGGAAGAGGTCAACCTGGTTACATAGAACAAAATTTTCCAAAATATTCTGATGCTGTACAATTTAGAAAAATAAAATTACAAGAACGAGGATTACTAAAAGGTGGTAAAGAAACTATTACTTGGGATTCAGTTAAAAATCAAAGAGGATTTTTAGAATACATGGATTCAGCAATGGATAACAATCAAAATTTAAAACAAGCTATGAAAGAAGCAGGATTGACTAAAAACTCTCCTAAAGAAAAAATATTTAAAGAATTTAAAAGAATCGTATCTGATCATTCTGCTATAGGAGCTGCTCGTAAAAAAATTAAAGGTAGAAGACTACCATCGGGATCTTTTACTAATTTTATGACTCTTTTTAAAAATAGTTTTCAACCTAATTTTGGTTTAAAAACTATTAAAGATTTTGCAAAAGATTTACCAATATCTGCTGCTACAGTAAAAAGCCATATATATGATGCAAATAAAAAAGTTCCTTCGGAACTAGATCAAAGTAGAAAAGCAATAGAAACAAGATCTAGAATAAAAACTTCAAGAGAATTTTTAAAAGGATTAAAAGATGCAGGAATTGAAATTAAAAGAGTAGGTAGTAGTTTTAGAGTTTTAGCAACTAAACCTCAAATTGCTAAATTAAATAATGATTATAAATTTAATATAAAAGATGGTGTAGGAACTTCACAACTAGAGAAGTTTTCTCAAATGTCTAAAAAAACTCCTGAATGGAAAAAACAAAGGTACGCTGTAGATTTATCTAATTTACAAAAGTTAATTAAAAACATGAATAACAAATTAAAAGATATTTCAAAAAATGGAACTGATTATAAGGCTTTAAGAAAATATATTAAACAACATCCAAAACTTAGAAATATGATTGAAGCTAAATTTGATTCTGAAAAAGGAAAAATGACAAGAATGGATTTAGATAAAATTAAAAATCAAGATTTATTTAGAATAGTTAATAAAAATGGAAAAGTATATATAGGTGGTAAGGCGGTCATTCAAGGAGACCACATTAGAGGAAGAGAAACAGTTATATATGATCCAAAAACAAAAAAAATAATAAGTGGTTCCGATATTGAGTATCCTAAAAACTATTCTATCTTAACTCAAAACATGAACAACAATGTTAAAAGATCAGTTGAAAACTGGATAGAAAAAAATCCAAAAGAAAAGAAAAAAATTAAAAAACTAGAATCTTGGTTTTTAAAAAATGATGTTAGTTATTATGATAAAAAAAATAAAAAAATACGAGGTGCTAAACCAACAAAAACTAGTACAGATATAGATAGACTAGGAATAGATGTAAGAGGACTTTTACAAGATAAAAGTGTTAGCAAAACTACAAAACTACCTGTTATAGATGAAGGTGAAAAACTATTAAATAAAATTTTAGAAAGAGATGAGTTTCATTTAAAAAATGTAAAAGACTACAGTAATAAAACAGGAGTCTCTTCTGCTAAAATGTATAGTAGTATTGTTGGAAACATAGATCCAAGTTTACTGGGTATAGAAATACCAGAGTCTGTTAAAAATTCTCTTAGACAAATAGCTAATTCAGGAAGAACACTTTTAAGAGGATTAGGAAAAGCAACTTTAGTTGTAGATCCTATTTTTGCAGCACTAGATGCTTCAGAAGCTTCTGGTAAAGGAGCTAGTGGAACACAGATAGCAAAATTTGTAGGACAAAGTTTTGTGCAAGATGCACTTAACCTTCCAAATGTTATTGCCGGGGCTTCAAAATATGCTTCAGATTTTTTAAAAGGCGAAAGAGGAGATGATTTAAAATTTAAAGACAATAGGTTGTATGATCCTTTTGTTTTTGCAGATAAAAATTTAGATAAAGGATTAGCTAGTTTAACTAAAGAACAAAGATTAAGAAATATAGCAGATTTAAAATTTAATGCTCAACGTGGTAGTATGACAATGGTAGATGATATGGAAATACCAGCAACACGACAAGAAATAGATGCTGCACGAGAATTAAATAGAAAAAATTACATGGGTCCTTTTTACAAGGGTGGATTAGGATATTTAGAAGAAAAAGAGAAAAAACAAAAAAAAGATATATCATTGATTCCTTCGGGATTATACAGTATAACTACTGGTTCAAATGAGGTGTGATTTAATTAACAGGAAAGAGATATGGCTGAAATAGACGATACATTATCCAATGAAGTAGTTAAAGACGAAGCTTTTGTAGAGCAAGAAGTTGAAGTTCCTAATGAAGAATTAGAAACTTCTGACAATGCTGAAATTACAATGGACGAAGAAGGTGGAGCAGAAATTAATTTTGATCCTAATGCAAAAGCCGGATTAGAAACTGAAAATCATTTTTCTAATTTAGCTGAGGTTATGGATGAACAATACCTAGATGAATTAGGTACAACTCTTTTTGATCAATACACAGAATACAAACAATCACGTGGTGAGTGGGAAGATAGTTACAGAGAAGGTTTAAGTCTTTTAGGATTTAAGTATGAAAAAAGAACTCAACCTTTCAAAGGTGCTAGCGGTGTTAATCACCCAGTTCTTGCAGAAGCTGTTACACAATTTCAAGCTCAAGCTTATAAAGAATTACTACCCGCAGACGGACCAGTCCGTGCACAAATTTTAGGCGATGTGTCAAATGAAAAACAAGATCAAGCGCACAGAGTAAAAGATTTTATGAATTATCAAATCATGGATCAGATGACTGAGTATGAACCAGAATTTGATCAAATGCTTTTCTATTTACCTTTATCAGGTTCTACTTTTAAAAAAGTTTACTATGATGATCTTTTAGGTAGAGCAGTATCTAAATTTGTACAAGCAGATGATTTAATAGTTCCTTATTCTGCAAACTCTTTAGAAGATGCAGAAGCAATTGTACATGTAATTAGAATGTCCGAGAATGAAGTTAGAAAACAACAAGTTTCTGGTTTTTACAAAGACATGGAAATTGGTGAGCCACCCGTTACAGAAAATCAAGTTAAAGAAAAAGAATTAGAACTAGAAGGAATTACTAAAGATGGTAATGAAGATCAATTTAGTCTTTTAGAAATGCATGTTGATTTAGATTTAGAAGGTTTTGAAAACATGGGACCTGATGGTGAACCAACAGGAATTAAACTTCCATATATTGTAACTATATTAGAATCTAATAATAAAATTTTATCTATTAGAAGAAACTATGCTGAAGACGATCAACTAATGAAAAAAATAAAATACTTTGTACAATATAAATTTTTACCAGGTACAGGTTTTTATGGTTTTGGTTTAATCCACATGATTGGTGGTTTAACTAGAACTGCAACAGCAGCATTAAGACAATTACTTGATGCAGGAACTTTAGCAAATTTACCAGCTGGTTTTAAAACTAGAGGTATAAGAATTAGAGACGATGCACAACCATTACAACCTGGTGAGTTTAGAGATGTAGATGCACCTGGTGGAAATATACGTGATCAGTTTATGCAATTACCTTTTAAAGGTCCTGATG